TAAAAATGTTTTTTGTTATACTGTGTATATAGTATAACTTTTTAGTTGGAATAGGCGAGACCACCCATACCGGACATAATTCTGAGAACGTTGTAGTTGACGGCAAATACTTTGAGGGTATTGTCACCAACACCATCGAGAACAAGAGTAGCGTTGTCGATTCTTGACATATTGCAAGTTCCAGAGGGTTGGTGCTCTTCGGGTTTGAGAGCAAAAGAGTAAACGCTGATCATGGAATCGGTGGGGACACGCTCATGGTGTTGGTAGGGTTGGACAAGAGTGTAGTAGGAAGCAGGTCTGGAAGAGGATCGATCGTGACCGTTGAGTTGGAGGAAAGCATTTTTATAAGAAGCTTTTACAAGTTCATTTTTTGTATATTCGGCCCAGATGAGTTCTTTGACAGGGTGGTTGAAGTTGAGTTTGACTTTGGAAGAAGCAGTTTCATCGCCGGTGAATTGAAGTTGTTCAATGAGATATTCGTGGGTGACTTGAGCGAATCTACGTCTTTCATCGGTATCGAGGTAGATGTAATCGACGTAGAGTTCGGCATCAAAAGTGGGAGAATTAGGAAGGATTCCTTCAATTACACTTCCAGCAGAACCGAATTCAACGTTAATTTTGACTTCGTGGTATTGAAGAGCAATGAGAGGAAGAGCAAGACCAGGATTTCTACAGAACCAAAACTGAAGGGGAATGTAGAGAGTTCTCGCAGTTCTAGTGTTGTCACTGCTTAGAGAGAGTTGGTCATCACTATCATAACCATCAACCATCATTCTGTAACCATCCCAGTGTCCTTCGGTTTGAGAGAGTTCATTCCAGATGTGAAGCCAATCTCCGTAGTGCTTGTCAATTCTTTGACCACCGATTTCGACTTCGACGGATTTGATGAGTTTGTGTCCAGACCAGTCAACATATGTGCCGGCAGTGCTAGGAATTACAGGGAGTTCAGCTTGGACGTAGACTCTGTGAATAAGATCACCGTTTCTAGATACGGTGCATGTTACTTTTCTGTCGTAACCAGTAGCACCGTTGAAAGTTTGTCTGATAGACTCCATTGAGAAGTTGGTGTGTCTACGATAGACAACCTTGAAAAAAGTAATTTGGGGATTACCGGAAAGGTAAATATCTTGAGCCCCGTAAGCGACCAGTTGCATAAGTCCTCCACCCATTGTTTATTTATAGTATATAGAGAAAAAAATTCAATTAGAAATTAAATTTACGCACAAAATTGATTAATAGCATAACTACTTAGTTGGAGTAGGCGAGACCACCCATACCGGACATGATTCTGAGAACGTTGTAATTGACAGCAAATACTTTGAGAGAACTGCTCGTAGTAGTAATACCATCGAGAACAAGGGTAGCGTTGTCAATTCTGGACATGTTGCAGGTTCCAGAGGGTTGATGCTCTTCAGGTTTGAGAGCAAAAGAGTATACGTTAATCATACCATCAGTGGGGACACGCTCGTGGTGTTGATAAGGTTGGACGAGCTGGTAGTAAGTTTTAGGTCTGGCAGAGGATCTGTCATGACCGTTGAGTTGAAGGTAACCACTTGTGTATGTAGATGATTTCATTCCAGTAGCACCGTATTCAGCCCATATAAGTTCTTTAACAGGGTGGTTGAAGTTGAGTTTGACTTTGGAAGAGGCAGCTTCATCACCGGTGAATTGAAGCTGTTCAATGAGATACTCGTGGGTAACTTGGGCGAATCTGCGTCTTTCATCGGTATCGAGGTAGATGTAATCGACGTAAAGGTCAGCAGAACTCATGGTAGGAGAACCTTCTGCAACATCGGAAACAGAACCGAATTCAACGTTGATTTTGACTTCATGGTATTGAAGAGCGATGAGGGGAAGGGCAAGACCAGGGTTTCTACAGAACCAGAACTGAAGGGGAATGTAGAGAGTTCTGGCTTCTCCGTCGGAGGTTTCAGAAAGGTTATCGTTGAAATCACTATCTCCTTCAACCATGGTTTTGTAGCCGTTCCAGTGACCAGCAGTTTGGGAGAGTTCATTCCATATATGGAGCCAGTCGCCGTAATGCTTGTCAATTCTTTGACCACCAATCTCGACTTCGACAGATTTGATGAGTTTGTGTCCAGCCCAAGATTTATAGTATTTGGTTGATTGTAATTTAGAAAGTTCAACTTGAACGTAGACTCTGTGGATAAGATCACCATTTCTAGATACGGTACAAGTTACTTTTCTGTCGAAATCAGCAGAGCCGTTGAAAGTTTGTCTGATAGACTCCATTGAGAAGTTGGTGTGTCTACGGTAGACAACTTTGAAGAAAGTAATTTGGGGATTACCCGAAAGGTAAATATCTTGAGCCCCGTAAGCGACAAGTTGCATAAGTCCTCC